GTATTGTGAAAACAATAGTTTAAATACAGTTAATACAACAACCACTACTAACACTAATACCAATACAAACACCAATACGAACACTAATACAAACACCAACACGAACACCAATAACAACACGAACACAACGACGACAACGGCAACGAATACGAACTCGAATACCAACAACAATACAAATACTAATATAAATACTTCAACTGCGACTTCGACATCGAATAACACTAACAATAACAACAACGTTAATACTTCGACTTCGACTTCTACAGTTAATTCTACGGTGAATCAAAATGTCAACAATACGAGCACTTCGAACAACACTAATGTCAACACTTCGACTAATACGAATATCAATTCATCTACGTCAGACTCAAATGTTACTACTAATAACAAAAATATTAACCAAAATAACACAACGTCTGACAACACGAATAGAAACATCAACGAATCAAATTCGACACAGACTATTAACCAAAATGTGAAAAGCGAAGCACCACCAGCTAGTGCTATTGCTCCGAGTATCATGAGTTATTCGCAAGATTTGTGCACCACAGGACTTAGTGGGGCGTTCCAAGGCCAAGTATTTGGACTATCGGGTGGAAAAACTGTGCGTGATATGAACTGTGAGAGACTAAAACTAAGTAAATACCTGTACGACATGGGCATGAAAGTGGCATCAGTTGCATTGCTGTGCCAAGATGAAAGAGTGTTCAAAGCCATGTCAATGGCAGGTACTCCGTGTCCGTACAACGGTAAGATAGGTAAAGAAGCTACTGTAGCGTGGGAGGAAAACCCACAAAAAAGACCCGACAAAGATGACGCATTAGAAGAATTTATTGCTAAGTGTACCCACGAGACTAACCCTAATAGAGAAAAAATAAATAAAGATGTCGTAGGTGCGGTTAAAACTATATATACAAGAAAAACTAAGACTAATAAACAATGCAAAAAAGAGTTTTATGCTACGCAGTAGCTAGTCTGTTATCATTTAGTGTATATGGACAGTACACATACGAAGCCAACCAACCGTTATTTGACTTACATGATAACGCGAATAACTTTGAGGGCGAGTTAGCATACGGGGTATCTGATGACGGTATTTCACCTGCAATTGATCTTTCTTTTAACTTTACTTTTTACGGCTCTACATTTTCACAAGCACGAATGGCGACCAATGGTTGTTTACACTTTGGCAATAGTGGTAGCTATTGTAGCGACTTTACTCCTGATCCACTTAACGGACAACACACCTATACCATATATCCTTTTTGGACAGACTTAATAAGAGATAACAACTCTAGAATGAAGTCTTGGGGTGATAGCTCTAAGATGATCTTTGGCTGGTATCGTTTAAGGGAATACAACCGTGCAAATACAGACAATAGTTTTGAAGTCATACTTTGGAACAACAATTCTTTTGACATTCGCTATAGAGAGTTAGAGATAATAAACCATGATGTACTAATTGGCGAAGTAGGTTCTAGTAAGGACAATTCATACACCTATTATTACCATGATGAATGTAACACTGGCACAACGAATGCTAGCAACTGTGTAAACACTAACTGGAACAATACCACCATGAACACCACATTAGAAAATGGCGGTTCACTATACGGTTCGGGGAGTGGTAACGGTATTGATTGTAGCGACCCACTAAATGATTCTAGCTGCAGTGGTTATGCTGATGCTTTATTAACACAACAATGTAATATAAGTCAGCTTTATAGCGAGTCGTGTCCTAGGTACTGGGAGGCATATGATGATCAACAGTGTGACGAAGACCCACAATACGCACCGTTCTGCCAAGGTTATAGGCAAGAAGAGTCTGTGGCTTTCTTTGATGATACTAACGTTGATTTTGGTTTTGTAGACGAACAGGAACAATTTGCAACGGGTATTTTTACGGATGACCCGCACCACGATAACTTAGGGTTTGACGACCCAATAGAAACTCTAGAAATATTTGAAGAAGAAATGTTTCCGCCTTTTGAAGAGTTTGGAGATAATTTTGACGATTACTTCGAAGATCCATTTATAGACGACTTTGTTGTTTTTTATGAACTAGAACCTTTGCCTTTTATTGATACGTTTAGTCTTCACCATGATGAGCCTTTTCACCAAGATGAAGTATTACTAGATGAGTTCATACTCCAAGAAACCTTCTTAATAGAAGATTACAGCGAACCTGAAACATTTATTGAATTCAATAGTGTAGAAGAGTTAGAAGAATGGTTTGAAGAAGAAACTAATGAACGTTTTGAAGAACGAATTGAAGAAGAACTTGCAGATTTGGACGAACCGGAAGAAGAATTTATTGAAGAGATCTTTGAAGAAGAAGTCGTAGAAGAAGTATTCGAAGCAATTGAAGAACGTATAGCAGAGGCAGAAGAAGAAAAAGAAGAAGTTGTAGAAGAGTTTGAAGAAATTTTTCAAGATGAGTTTGAAATAACAGAGAAACAAGAAAGTTCTATTAGTAGAGAAATAGCTTTGCGTGTTGTTTCTTCGACAGTAGCGACTGCTACACAGAGCGTAAGTGGGACTAACGCAGGCAATAGTGTTCATGCTACAGGAAATACTGCAGCTTCTGGTAATGCTGTAGGTGGTAGTTCTACAGGGGCCTCTTCAGGAACTGCAGGTATAAGTACAACTAGCTCACCGAGTATGTCCGATCAATTTGCCTCTGCTACAGTTCAGACAAATCAAGTTCTGGACATGAGTTCTATGTCCGTGTCCGGGTCTTCTACAAATGACTCTACAGGGGCAACTGATATTAGTACTTCTGTTGTAACCACCGTATCTACTAATGCAGTGCAAGATCAGATAGACACCTCTATTAGTTCTATGGATACATCTTCTGATACCGACACTACAGTAGAGGATCTGATAGCTCAAAACTTACAAACAGCACAAGAAGAAGTAGAAGCTCAACAACAAGAAACAGGTGAATATGGCTCAGAAGATACAATTATTGCGTACATGGGTTTTGTCCCGGGGTTTAGCACGTATCAAACTATTGTGATGGCTGACCAGGACCAATGGTATGCACCTAAGACAATTTATACTGAAACCCTGCCAGATAACATAAACGCATTTTATGGACTTGCAGGTAGTAATATAAGTAAAATGAACGATATAATAAAGTTACAACCACCTTTATAGGAGAATTACCATGGATTGGTTACAAAGTAAAACAACACAAGTAATAGCTTTAGTGGGCATTGTTTCAACTCTTGCGGGTTTTGGTTACACAGGAGCTACCTATGTCAACCGTATAGCAAACTTAGAGGCTAAGATTGGAGGTATAAGTGAAGCAGAAGATAACGTGCAAGTTATTGAAGAACGCTTTGCAAGCATAGAAACATCTGTGCAGTTTTTAGAAAAAGCAGTCGATAGCATAAAAGTTCCTGATGTTACTGAAATAAAAACAGATATAGCTACAATCAAAGCTGATATAGTGAGTTTAGATAAACGCATAGAGGAGATAAAAGATGACAACAAGAATCCTCTTGGTGGTTAGTATATTTCTAATAGGTTGTTCAACCCAGTCTAAATTTATACCTATAGCAGAAGACTCAAGTTTAGAGTGGAACGATAAGTTTGACTCTGATAAATGGCGAGAAAAATTTAAAAGATGCCAGGCATTTTTGTATGAAGAAAATGATTCTTGGCATTGGTGCATGGATAATTCTTAAATGTTAGATATTGCATTGCTTATACTTTGTTATTGCATGTTGCTTGGTTTTCTTTTACCAGATCCATAAAATGTCACGTAACTATAAAAAAGAATATAAAAACTACCAAGGCACTACAGAACAAAAGAAACGTCGTGCTATGAGAAATAAAGTAAGAAGGCAATTGATAAAAGAAGGTAGAGTTAGAAAAGGAGATCGAACTGACGTTCATCATAGAGACGGAAACCCTATGAATTTTAATAAAAGCAACTTAGTAGTGCAAAGTAGATCAAAAAACCGTTCTTTCGCCCGAAATCGCCAAGCTGGGAAAAAATGACCTCACACGCTTAACGCTGTTGCATTTTGTTAGCATAGTTAAGGGTATTAATCCAAAACTATGCAAAAGTGCTTGGTGAGCTTGTCCGTGCGTCCTCGAGGGTTTCGTGTTTTTCAAGCGTTTTAACTAGTCTATTTAGGTACCATTGTGCTTTTAGCACGTCTTGAAGCCCTTTTTTGTTTTCGTAACGCCACATATACTTTTGAATATTGCCTTTTAGATATCCTTTAAAGGCTTCTGGGGTCATACTTGCCTCTATTGCGTCTATACATTCTATGTCTCCACTATTGTAATGTGGTGGTGAGTTTACGTAGTCAGTCATTTTCATCTCCTATGGCTATGCTGGTTATAAATTGTATAAAAGAATTAAAGTCTATGCTTTGATTATTAAATTCTTTTAACGTTATATATTCTAAATTAAAATCTTGAGTAAGGTAAACTTGGTTTTTTATGGCCAGGCAGGCATAACATTTAATATTATTAGAAAGTTGGAGGTTTAGCCAAATACGTTGTTGTGGCGATAAGTTAAACTTTAATTTAGAACTTTGTTTTACTGGTATTTTTTCTGTGTATTTGTATTCGATAAAACAATGGTCATTGCGACCTGAATAAAAAACATCTGGGACTCCCCCATTATAAGGATCGTTAATTTTCCATCGATAGATAGTTTTGGGTAAGTGCTTGTGCACTTTATTTATGAACTCCTTTTCACGCACATAAGAAGTGTAGCACGGTCGGGCATGCGACACTAATTGTCGCAGTTCAATTGCACGAAAGGTTCGTTTCTAGGGGAAAGTGAACCACGCTTCCTGGTAAACCTATGAAAAAGGCCCCCTATATTAATTTAACTAGCTTTGTTACCGAAAGATGATTCGTAAAAAGCTTTTACGTTTTGGTACGCTTCGTCTTTTAGCCAGTCTACACGGTTGACTTCTATGTTCATAAAAGCCTGACCTTTTCTGTTAGATGTAGATACAGATGCCATTTTCCATAAAGATGAAAAACGGTCGCCACCAAACTTAGCTATTTGTGTATTCCATTCTCTAGACACTCTTAGCTTAGATGATGCGCAATCAAATAAGAAAGGTATATCTGAGATGTCACCAGTCTTTTCATCAACTCTTAATAGAGTATGAGTTTGAGTTTGGATAATCTCATGATCTTCTACTTTCTTACCTTCAGCTTCAAGATATTCAACAGCGTCTGAGTTGGATGCAAAGCTGCCAACTAGTCCGCCACCTTTATCTCTTTTTACCCATAGCACGAACTCTTCCTTAAAGTGTACGTTTACAACGTATACTTCTTGGCCATAGTTTTCGCCAGTCACAGTGTTAATGAAATCGCCAACTTCGGCTTCATCCATATAATCACTATGGTTTTTATCAACTTCATTAGACATCTTTTGAAGTTGCTTTACTCGTGGCACTGAGAGATGTTCAGATGTAACATTCTCATTACCTAGTCGTGTACCACTTTGAACGTGAGCTGGTACTTTGCTCGTTACTATACTTATATCGGTCATGGTTATTTTCTCCTTATTTCATCGATATTAATATTATGTTGACCTGTAGTTAATACGAGTCAACTCTGTGCTTTTGACACCAGGTATTTCTATACCTGCTGCAATAGCTTCCCTATAAGCAGTAGCTGAGACACGCTTGTGCATTAGCTCAAACTGTTTAGTTTCAGCTACATGCATTTGCAGTAGATCCCAATCTTCTACAGTAGGTACAATTTCGTTTTTCAACGATATTGTTTGGCCTCCATTAGATATTCTATCGAGTCCTTGCTCTTGCATTCTAATGGAAATCTGGGCTTCTAACTCTCGCTTAGAAGTGTTTAGTTCTTTTTCTTGCGCTTGCAGTTCTTTAATGCCGTCACGCACTGTGCCATATTCGGCTAGTAAATCATTTAACTTTTTCATGATACCTCCTTGAGTATGTGTAATAAGTTTTCCATTCGCCCGAGTTTGGTATTTAGTTTCTTATACACTTCGGGCTCCCAAGTTTTTTTGGCTTGTATAAGAATTGTTTCGGTTTTTTGTGTTTGACCAGCTCTATGTATGCGTTGATTGAACTGTTGAAAATGTTCTGCATTGTAAGTAGGCGAACACCATATAACAGTATTAGCTTTAGTAAGAGTCAACCCATGAGATGCTGACTGGGGATGGCAAAATAACGTACGGATCTGACCGGCCTGGAATCTTTGCACGATATCTTTTCTGCGTTCAGCTGGTACAGTCCCATCAATAACTTCGTACGATATGCCTTCTTTCTCTGCTAGGGCAATCAAAGCGTCTCTTTCGTGTCGCCAGTTGAATGCTACCAGCGAATGTGCACGTTGAGATACAAGTGTCATAACTATGTCATACCGTTCTTGGTGTATGAACTGAACTAGACTGTCGTCATCGTATACTGCGCCTGTAACTAGCTGGAGCAGCTTCTTGACACGGGAACCTGCATGTATTGCGTTTACTGTGCCTGATCTTGTATACAACACAGATTCTTTAGCTAGTGTGTCGTACATACGCTGCACAGCGGGTGTAAGCTTTGTATTGACTGTTCGTGTTATGTTGTCAGGTAGATCTATACAGTCGGATAGTGCAAAACGAATAGATATATCAGAAAGTCTGTCTGCTACTGTTTCTTCTATGCCAGGTTTATCTATCCATTCATTGGCAAAGCCGTTGAATCGTGGTGTACACACCTGATTACGAAACGCATAAAACCGGCCACCCAATCGTTCGCCGTCATCTATTAGATAAGCAGGATGCCAAATGTCTAGGATTGTATTGCTGTTAGGAGTGCCAGACATAGCAACTCTATTTGGAAAATGATGAATAATATCTTTGATGTTTTTACTACGTTTAGCTGTGCGATTTTTGAAAGCAGTAAACTCATCAATAACAATAGTATTGAACTGTTTACAGTATTGAGTGTTTTTACGTAAAAAGTTTACAGCCTCAAAGTTAGTGATAACTATGTCTAAGTCGGTTTGTTTAAATATTTTTTCTCGGTTTTTAGCATAAGCAACGCCGTATTTAATAGTAGGTTGGAACTTATTAATGTCTTCAGCCCAAGCTGCTTCTAGTATAGAAAGAGGCGCTATGACTAATGTACGTCCGCCGAGCGCTGCATGCGCGTCAAGTACGGCCCGTGTCTTACCAGTGCCTGGATCAGACGTAATCATACACTTTGGGTTTTCTACAATGAAATTTGTAGTTTCGGTTTGATGAGCATAAGGCTCAGGTATATCGTTCATGTTTCATTCCTCGTTGTTAAAGTATTTGGTGTTAGTTGGTTAAATACTTTACTTAGTTCATTATATCAGGTTATAGCCCATTGACAATGGGGATCTAAACCTTTGCCATAAGTACACCATTTACAATTATATGTAGATGGATTTGGCGGAAACTCTACAGCTGTAGTCATATTAATAGCTCGCTCATGTAACTTTGGCATAAATATCATAGCTTCGTCTCGCGTATAGGTTTGTTCTAAAGTTGTACCGTGATCTAAATACCAGATTTCTGTTTTAACAAATTCTAGTAATGGGTATCTAAAAAAACTACCTATTGCATATATAAGAGCTTGCTGGCTATGTGCAATTTCATTACCTATTTGTTTACCTGTTTTGTAATCAATAACTCTAGCTGATGTTTCTGTTTCATGTACGAAAGCATCTAATTTTATACGCGCCCAAACATCAGGGGCCATCCAAGCGCACGTTTCCCATGCTCGTGTAAAACCCCAATCTCCTTCAAGTTCTACTTTTGCATCAATAAATAATTCACGTAAGCGTTCAAATTGTGATGTAAATTTTTTGAGTGTGTCGGGTAGCTCAGGGAGCTTGCCTTGCACGTAATCTTCTGCTTGTTCGTGTATTGCAGTGCCCCGGGCCGCTGCGGGCCCGAAGTCTTCTTGTATTCGTTTTACTTTAGCAATGTAAGATCTATAAGCGCAAGCTTCGAATGTTTTTAAAGCAGAATAACTCCAAGCTGGAATGTCTCCCAGTTCTAGATCCTCCGTGACCTCAACCGTTGAGATTAGGTCTGGACGATTGGGTTGAGTTAGATTCTCCATTTAAGAGTTGCAAATCCCTTTCGTCGAAATGTTCCTTAATTAGTTGTTCACGAACATTATTGTCTAATTTCCATGTCAATACAACCCCCCGGGGGATTCCAGCTGCACGATCCTTGCTTATACGTTTACGTGCTGTTTTTATATTTAGTCTTGACATACGTTTAGAAAACTCTCGTTGAGACAAAGTGTTACGGCTGTCGGTGAGTGCGTCATATACAACTTTAAAGTGTGCAAGTGGTATAACTGTTTCTTCTCCTATAGTAGCAATCCAATCTTTAACGTATCTTTGTGCCGTGCTTATACCGCCGGCGTCAAAGGTGTTTGTGAGTGGGATATCTAATACATCTGTAAAATACTCTAAGTTTCGTGTGCGTATTGCATGGGCAGCTTCTTCGATGACTGACATAGATACTTCCTTCATTTCTTTCTTAGCATCGTTTTCTAACGCAGTATGAGC